GTTTCATACACCTTATCAACAGCTAAATTAATACTAGTGTCCCTTACTTCTGATTCTATATCTCTTTCAGTTCCTGTTACATATTCTATATCTTGACTGTCAGCTAAGAACATTACCATTTCCATAATAATGGGTAATGTCAACATGCCTACATCAATACTGTGCACACCATTCATAACACCTGTAGTTTGCATAGCATTTGCAATCATGGTTACAGGCATTTTTGTTTCTAGTAAGTTTAAGACATTATCATTAAAGGCTTCATCTTCCATTTTGGCTAAATAAAATTGTGCAACATCATCAATTTCTGTATACTGAGCTGGTTGTTGCCAAGGTCTAGCACCTACTTCATGTGTCATGCCCATGCCTGGAACAGGTAAGTCAAATACAGGTTCTTTTCTATTTTCATACATTGTATTACACTTTCTTTTTCATGTTATTTCTTTGCTGTCTTATGGCTATAAAATAGTCTAGTGCTATTTCTATAGGCTCTTGTTCTTTACTTTCATCATCTGTCTTTTTTTCTTTTAGTCTTTTTAGCAAACCACCAAAATTATTATTTTTCTTAGGTGCAGTTGATTTACCTGCTACTTGCATTGTTTTTGCTAGTGCATCAAATTTAATATATGCTTCTCTAGCTGGATTATTTATCATTTGTGCCATTTATATATTCCCTATTTAAAAAATACTACTTATAATTTTTCCTAACGCATTTTTACCTGCCGCTGATTTGGAAGCATTTGCTGCATATTGTTGGGCTTCTTTACTTACTTCAGCTACAGCTAGGGCATTGATTCTATCTAACTCACTTTCACCACTTCTCCATGCCCATTCCATAGTGTCAGAAAAATAATTCCACATGTTAGCATAAGCTGTGTTGGATACATCTAGAACTGCTTTTGCATTCAACTCGTTAGCACGATTGATTGCGGCAGTATCTGCTGTAGCTATCTCTCTTCTCCATACTGCATTGCTTTGTGCAATCTGTAACTGGTTGTTTGCATTGAATTGGTCACGTTGATTTCTAACTTCAGCATTAAATCGTTCTATAGTATTCTCTTCACCTGCATTAAACTGTGCCTGTGCATTTGATTGTGTCGCATTAAATTGGGATATGTTATTGGCTAAATTTGCCATAAATTGATTTGTCTGATTCTCAGAAGTAGCATTAAACTGTGCCGCTGCATTCTTCGCCGCTTGGTCTGTTAATATAGATTGAGTTAAAGTTTGTGTATTAAACATAGCAGTTTGTTGTTCATTACTTAAGTTAGCCATTTCCATCTGCAAGAAGTTTTGTGCATTTTGTACAGCAGCCTGTTGATTGTTACTTAGATTAGCCATATCTAATTGTGACAATGCAGCTGCTTCAGCCATAACCATAGCTTGCTTGTTACTTAAGTTCTGTAGGTTCATTGTATTTACAGCACGACTATTCTCCATAGCAATGTTCTGCTCTGCTGTAAAGTTCATATTAGCTATATCACCAATTCTAGCAGAGTTTTGTACCCTTGCCTGAAATGCTTGGTCAAACTCTTGACCCATAAAAGTTGCACGTTGTTGTGCTGCAAGCATAGCTCTCTGTTGTCTGTTAGATAAGTTTTGTGTTTCAAATTGTGCTTGGATATTAGCATCAGCCTGTGCTATTGGAAGGGCAGATTCTAATGCACCTTGTATAAGTGCCTGACCTGCAATACTAGACGCACCCAAACCTCTAGCTGCCAATTGTCCTTGAATACCACGTAGTGCTCCTGCTGCCCAAGGGGGTGGGTTATTCATATCAAAGTCAGCAGTTAATTCTTTTAGTTGACCTTGTACTGTTGCTTTTTCTGTTGGGGTAGCTGTGGCAGCTTCAATCTGTTCTGTAAACTTAGCTGCTTTTTCTGCATCTGCTACACCACTAATTAATTCGCCATCCTGTATCTCACGCTGTACAGGATTTTCCATTATATAGGCATTGCCTTGTGCAGCATCTAAATCAGATACAGCAGACTTTGTTTGTTGTGCAGCTACAACTTTAGCTCTTGGGTCATTAGGGTCTGTCTGAGCAGGTAAATTAGCCTCTACAGCCGTTCTAACATCATCTGTACTTGTCGTTGCATCATACTTAGAAGCATCTACTTGTTGGGCATCATCAGCTTTAGTTGTGTCTGCCTTACTTACTGTGGCATCTGTCTGTGTTCCAACTTCACCTGTTCCTGTTTTTATCTCTTGTCGTGGGTCAGTTTGTATTGTTTCAGCTTTTGTAACAGCACCTTCAGGTATTGCACCTGTTTTTGCCATCCCTGCTGTTACATCTGTTACATTTGCAGGTCTTGTTTTTTCAACTTCATTACCATCTTCATCAGTCTCTGTGTATGTTACATCCTTATATAAATCTTCTTGACCTTCGCCTGTACCTACTGTAGGAACATCTGCTTGTGTTTGTTTAGGTGTTGTTGTACCACCTTCTTGCATCCTACGTACAGCACCACCCTGTGCCATCTGCATAGCACGTTCATTATACATATTCATCATGTTTTGTTTATCAGGATTCTGTTGTAAGTAACTATCAAAGCCTTCCAAGCTACCTGTATAACCCATACTGTTAGCTATCTTTTGTAATCCTTGTGGCTTAAAGCCTTTAAACATTGCCATACTGTATTCCTTACTTCATCACTATTGCTACAACCAAAGCTACCACCCCAAGTGTACCCACCATAGACATAGCTTCTATTCGCCACATTCTTTTATCTAGAGTACAAAGTTTGTCATTGACCATTTGGTATCGGACAGCACACTCTTTCTCATGTGCTTCTAGTTCCATTTGTACTTGGAGTTCAGGTTTCATTTCCATTTTTAATCCTCTATTAATCATACTATTATTCTGAGAAGGCATAGTACCAACCCGTAGCAATATATTTGGTGTTTGATATAGGTGGATTACCCCTATGAGTATGAGTAAAAGAGGATGGGAATAACACCATGCTACCTTTTTTTGGTTTAACTCTCATACTATGATACAAAAACTCCAACTCACCACCTTCTTCAACATCGTTTAAAAATATACTCCAAACTAAAAATCTTTGTTTAGTTTGCTGACTAGCACTTTCATAATGCCAATCATGAAAGCCACCACTTTGAGTTGTTTCTTGAAATTTAAATTCTGTAAAATCAACAATATTATTATCCGATATTTCCTTCAAGGCTTCTGCCATTGTATTGGAATACACTTGCAAACCTTCTACTAAACAATTAGTAAATATATTACCTAAGTTACCACCAAAGTTTATATTTTGATAAACTTGTAGACCAGTTAAATGTGTTAAATATAATGTTCCTGCCCTTTGTGTATCTTGTCTACCTTTTCTGTTGTCTATAGTTGTTTGTTGTTTATAATTCTTTTCTGGATTTTTCATATTCTCAACAATAAAATCACAAATCTCAGAACTGAGCATATTATCTATAGTCATAACAAAGTTTTTCACATGGACGTTTTTCTTCATAGTGGCATACCTTTATCATCATATATATTCATTTTTCTGTGGTTGTTGCATTTAGGACAGTCATTACAATGCCATTCAGTTGAAAGGCAACTTCTAACCATTTTTTTCAAATCTATTTCTAATGTATCCCAAGCCTCTTTTTTATTTTTAAATCTATCTATACCTTCACCTTTGTATACAGTAGCTGGAGTACAAAAGTCTATATCAGAGTTTTGCAACCTTGAACCCACATCAATATAAAATTGCATTTTTTCCTTTGTGTAGTCACCAGGAAGACAATGGTGACCATAAACTTCTGTGTCGTTTTCGTGCTTTACGTATTTTTGTCTTAATATTTCATCTGAAAAACTATAGTGACCCATCCACATACGATCAATGTTATAATTATTGCAAAACATTGCTCCATAAAAAACACACCATTGATTATCTGTGCCAAAATAGGTGCTCTCGTTTTCTTCATTTAATGTTGTCATTACAGTAGCTTGTGAATATTCAAAATCACCATATTTTTTACTCATATACTGAAGAATACTATTTGCAGCAGTATTTTGTAAACGCACTCTACCGTGCATCCTTTCTGCCCAACCTAACTCAATATACAAAACTCTTACTTTTTTTCTCTCTTGTAGAAAGTGTTTAAGTAATACTGTGCTGTCTATGCCTCCAGAAAATAAAAGTAAATCAGTTGCTTGATTCATCTAACGTTTGCAACTTTTTCAACTCATTTAGACTATCATCTAAAAAGGGATAATTCTCAGATACCATTGTTGGTTGTGACCTCGGTCTGTTTCTTAAATATATAGGATTAATACCACGACCAAAATAATTAAAATTTATTGTCATTCTATATGGAACATTTGTAGGTGCTGAACTAGAATGAGGAGTAGCTGAATTAAATATTAGTATTCTATTTGCTTTTGACTCTATTTCTGTGCCATCTGCTAAATAAGTAGGAGCATCACAATCACTAAGAAAAAATAAAGCACCAACTGTGTAATATGCATAATCAATATGAGGTGCATGAATATAATGTTCTTTAGCACTCACATAAAAATTACACTTAATTCTCATTAAAGCATTAATGTATAGTTTAGAAGCTAAAGCTGTAAAAGGTTCTACATTAGTAGAAGTATTCCATTGATCTCTTGCAAGTCTTTCATTGTTAAATATAGAATTTACCATGTAAAAATCGTTATTAGAAACATCATTGTAATTTATGCTTGGAGCAATAATCCAACCCATTTCACTTTCCATATAGTCTTTCATGTGACCAAATTCTTGCCAAGGTAAAAATTCGTCATATACAGCATAAAAAAAATCACCATAAAATGTTTCTTTTTTGCAAGCCTCTAAAAATTCATTTTTGTTCATTTTACTCTACCTAAAATTAGAACCACGAACCCAACATACTAAACTATACCTTGTTCCTTTAGTTACTGGTATAACTCCATGTCTCACGTAAGAAGGAAAAAATATAGCTGTTCCTTGACTTAAAGAGTCTTCAACTACAAATTTTTCTTTATCATCTGGGAACTCAAACGTTCCACCTTCATAATATTCTGGTGCTGTTAGTTGAATAGAAACAGAAAGTTTTCTTACTAGTTCATTTGATGGTACATTATCGTAAATACCATCTTCATGCGGTTTATAAAAACCTTGATTTTTTTCATCATACTTTGTTATTTGAAAATTTTCTGGTTCTAATAAATCAAAATTATAAAACTCATTATTAACTTTACTAATTAACTGAAGTATGGGGGTGTATATATCTAAATACTTTATACTTCCACAAAGAAAACTTGTTTCACTTTTTCTTATGGTGGGTTGGTTTCTGCCTCCATCAGTTAACGCTGATGTAAATCCTGATTGTGCTACTTGTATTATTTTATTGCATAAATCTGAAGAAATAGCGTTTTTAGCTACGATAATATTTCTCTTCATGTTCTTCTCATTTCTGGTATTGGATAGTACGGAGCATTTATGTTAAAAAAACTAATAAACGTAAGTCTTTCTTCATTTGGCTTTAAGTTTAACATTGCTCCATGTAGGTTTGAGCCATCAAAGCCTATTAACTTGTTGTAAGAAGAATTAAATAAACAATCTAATTTGAACTGATTTAAATGATTATTTAATTCTTTATAATAATCATCCATATTTAAATTAGGACTTTTATTATAATATTCAATTTTTGCAGTGGGATCACATGCAGCATGATTAAATCCACTTTTTTGCGAATACAAAGCAGTGCCACAAAAATTGTTTTCTGAAAGATATATTATAGCAGTAAATTTTGACTCGTGATCTCCGTGTACCCACCCTTTTCCTGGGTGTTCTTTATTTAAAATATGAGCTTCCGCATCTTCATACCTTATTTTTTGAAAAGAAGAAGTCGTTTCATATGTCAAGTTTTTGAATTGATTATAGTCGGGATATAAAAGTCTTAAAATTCTCCAATTAATTTTTTGTATAAGATCATGGCTCTGCTCATCTTTTGCTTCTGCCCTTAGTCCTGGATAATTTCCAGGTGGTTTTTCGTATGCTAGTGATTCAGCAAACTCTTTAATGTAACTAGGTTTTTCAAAAAAATTATTTACTTGTAAACTTGGATAATTCATGTTGATACCGACATATTTTCATATAAACTTGGTCTACCATCATATTTAAACTCTGGATAAAACTGACCATCTTTTTCTATGTAATGTAAAAAAACTTGCCTATGCCAATCGTATTGTAACTCATGTCTCCAATGCTCTTGTTCACATCCTTTGTAAATTACACCTTCTCCAGTATTTAATTTAAAAACATTATCGTCTACATTTATTGTCCACATATCTTCTTTATGTGATGCGTCTATACATAAAGTGACACTTACCTCACATGCTTGTCTGTCTGTATGTGGAGGACAATCTTGTGTTTTGTAATATGTTCTCCAAAAAGAATACGTTGGAACAAGTTCTTTTCCATACGCTTCTTCTACTTTTGGTTTAATAAAGTGTAACAAATTTTCAAAAACTGGATCAGCATAAATACTTTTTGTCCCAGTAAACCTAGGTTCTGTAGAAGGATTTATTAAGTTTTCAAGATAAGCCATGTGCCCAGAAAGACACTTAGTATGATCTTTTTCTAAAAATTTTATAATCTTATTCATAAATAATTATACCATAAAGTATTTATTATGTCAAGTATTAAGACCACGGAAAAGATGCAGCAAAATTACCATCGGAATCAGTTGAACCTTTAGCAATTGATCCATCAATTTTTTCTTTAAAGTCTATGTTGTTTTCAACTCCAGTTTTAATCTCAGCTAATTGGGTAGACCCAACCCTACCTTCAATCCAGCTTATTACATTTGCTTTTGTAACAGAACCATATACAGTAAAGCTACTGTCTATATTATCTACATTCATATCTAAATCAAAGCCTGCTTCAGAAGTTATACTGTTAATAGTTTCACTTGTTCCAGTTAAAGTTGCTTCTACCCTAAGTATTGCATCATTATATGTAGTTCCATTTTTTGTAATATCTTTAGTATGTAAAGTGTTTATTGTCCAAGCATATGTTGCCATTATTCTGTTCCTCCTGCGACTGTGCCATTATTTGTAAAAGTTACGTTTGATATACCTTCAATATATTTTCCTGCGGCTCCAACTGAACCCCCTGCTCCTCCTGCATTTCCTGATGTTGTTGATGGTGTTCCCGTTGCTCCAGTAGCCCCAGCACTTCCAGCTTGACCATATCCGCCGCCAGTTCCACCAGTTCCACCTGCACCACCATTACCTGCTTGACCTGTTGAACCTGCTGAACCACCTGAACCTGCGTCACCCCCCGGTTGATTATTAAAGCCTCTTCCTAATCCACCCGCACCTCCAGCACCTCCAGTGTGTCCTGCTACTTGAGTTTGTTGTGATTGTGGAAAGGTTCTAAAAACTCTATATTGAAATCTTCTACCTACTTGAAATTGATTTTCACCTTGCTCTTTAGTTACAGGGTACATACCTCCTTGTGGTGCTCCCCTATTATAAGTATACTGACCTTGAGTAAATGATGTACGATTCAACGGACCTTCAGGAAGACTAGGAGCACCAGTAGCAGGACCAAATTGTACTCTTGATCTTCCATCTGGGTAAACTACTGAAGTACCAAGCTGAGATGGGAATCCATAAGGAGTAAAGCGAAGAGGTGCAGGATATTGTCCAAAAGACTGTGCTGTTGCCCACGCATAGAAATTATTACCTGGGCCGAGAAAGAACGGACCTTGTGTAACAGTTTGTTGTTGTTGCTGACTTAAATCTCCACCAACACCTCCGCCACCTCCACCAGAGCCACCTCCACCTCCAGCTAACATGCTTCCATTATTAACTAGAGTTACGGCTACTGATGCCTTAAAAGCATCTCCTCCAGGAGAACCATTACCACCAGTTCCACTATTCGCACTTCCACCAGAGCCACCTCCGCCTCCAGCACCTATTATACTACCGTTATTTGTAATAGTAATAGTTCCAGCACCACCACTATTTGCCTCAAGAGCATATTCAGAAGTGTTATTTGTGCCTAAAGTAACTGAAGAAGGTATTACAACATTTTTTGGATAATCTACTCCATAATCTGTAGACCCAAATAAACTAGATAGGTTTTGATCTGTTGCATTTGAAGAGTATGTAAATGTAAAACTTTTAGCAGTTCCATAATAATCGCTTAATTGCAATTCGCCACTTGTAGGCACATCTGCGGCATCATTAGTAGCATTGTTGTCAGGGCTTTTAGCTCTAATATTAGAACCACCTCTATATAAACTGCCTAGTGGAACTTGTCCTGAACCACCTATAAATTCAGTTCTTAAATCTGAAAACTTTACTTGTCCAGAAGGAGTAATAGCCATTTAATTACCTCTTAATTCATTTATTTCTTGCTTGAGTTCTTTGATTGACTCAATTAATAGACCTATGATTTGGTCGTACTGTACAGTCTTATATGCTACACCATCATCCATCTTCAATGGTAACTCTTTCTCACTTACTGCACTTGGTAAAACCTTTTCTACTTCTTGTGCAATAACACCAGCAGATTTCTTACCATCTGCTTTGTATGTGAATGTGTAACCATTTAACTGACTTACTTTGTCTGTAGCATTTTCAATCTTCTCAATGTCTGTCTTCAGTCTTTCGTCTGATACAGTTGTTGAGAAAGCAATAACGTCACCATCTGCATGGAAGTCACCATCTGATTCCATACGAAATTCTTCGCTATTATTAATAATGTAACTAATGTTACTAGCTCCAATAGTAATTCTATCTTGGTTACTAGCACCTTCAAATTCACCACTTGATGACTGCACATTACCAGTTACATAGATGCCATCTGATGTTGTGGCTAGTTTTTGGCTGTTGTCATGATAAAGTGCTACTGCACCATCAGCAGTAAACTGACCCATAGTTTCGCCAGTATATTTTTGAAGTGATATTGCACCATTACCTCGAAGAATAAGACTACCTGTACCAGTATCGTCTATGTATGAGTGAGTACCATCGTGATAAATCTTTAGGTCTTGGCTAGAACCTAATTGTAATATGTCATCGTCTTGTAGGCTTACATTATTGTGCATAGTTAGCTGACCACTAATATCAGCATTGCCATCTACATCAAGACTGTCTGACTGTAGTTCACCTGTGATGTCTACGCCATCTGTTTTGGTGGCGAGTTTGGAGGCGTTGTCATAATAAAGTGTTACTGCTCCATTTGAAGCAACTAAAACACCTTGTTCTCCAGTTAAACTCTGTAATCTAACAGAATCAGATGCTCTAATATATAAATTACCAGTACCAGTATCGTCTATATAACTGTTACTGCCATTGTGATAAATCTGTAAGTCAGACCCTGCACCAAACACAGCCTTCACGTTATCACTAAAAGATAAATCACCTGATGTTTTGGTATCTGCTGCATCACTTCGTAGAAACTGTGTACTGTCAAGGCTGTCAAGTGTAGTAGCATTGATTGAACCACTGTCAGATAAATCAGTTGAAGCGATAGTAATGTTTGCTGAACCATCAAAAGATTGACCTGCAATAGTTCGTGCAGTTTCAAGTGTTGTGGCTGTGTCAGCATTTCCTGTCACATCACCTGTAACGTTGCCTGTAACGTTGCCTGTAAGTGTGGCAGTAATTGTACCTGCACTAAAATTACCACTGCCATCACGAGCAACAATCGTACTTGCTGTATTAGCATTAGTAGCATTTGATGTAACAGTAAATGTACCACCTTCAGACGATACAGAACCGCTTATGCCTGTTCCTGATGTTGCACCTGCAGCCACATAGTTACCTGATGTTTTAGTTCCAAGTGTAACAGCATCGTTAGCTATCTTGTCTGTGGTCACATTTGCGTCTGCAATTTTTGCTGTTGTGATATTGGCATCTAATATTTTTGCAGTTGTTACAGCGTTACTTGCTATACCTCCCGCAGCAATCTGTGGTCCTTCACCTGATGTACCATCGTGTGAGTGTCCTGTTGTGCCATTAAAAGCACTTTGTAGGGCATCAAACTCACCATCAAGGTCTGAAGCATTAATCACGTTACCATCAGCAATATTATTTGCTGTATCATTACGAGTATATCCGTTTCCCATTTTTATCTCCTAGCGTTGGTAATATACTGCAGGGTAGCAGCGTCTATAGTAAATGTCGTATCTACGTTTGTTTCATCAGTTTCGTATATAACAGAGACAGTAAAACCTGAACCTACTGTTTGCACTTCATAATAACTTTGTTGTTTTCCACCAAATGTAGATGTTCCAAAAGTTCCTGAGCCGTAGATAGTCGAACCTGCCGAATCACTAGACAAAAGAATTGAATTAGGTTGAATTGAATTAGGTTGGTCAAAATCAAATTTAAGTGTTTTTCTTAAGTCAAATTCACCGTTTGCATCTAAATAAGTAGTACTCTTATATATAGTCTTACGAACCTTTGGGTCACCTAAAGGAATAAAGGGTGTCGCAAAGGTTGCAGGTATTGGTGTTCCATCAAAACTATTTCCCTGCTCCATACGATACACATATCCATCACTTGCACCAAAATACACAAATTCATTTCGCCCATCGTATTCACTATAAGCTACGTAAACATTAAAGCCACGTAAGTCATTAAACGATAAGCCACCTTCTAGCTGAGTTGCTGCAATTCCTTTTGCTGCATCGTTTGTGTACCCTGCGTTAAAACCAAATATTCTGTACTGACTTTTTTCACGAATAACTGTACTAGTAAAACCAACGGGACTACTACTAACTAAATCTAGTATTTCAGCCTGTATTGGTTTTGATACCGCAGCAAGACTAAAGTCACCTATTCTATCTGTGGCTGAGAATAATCTTAACCCATCAGGTCCTAAAAATATAACATCGCCACCTATTTCTTGAATAGTATCTTCAGCTACACAACCTAAATCACGAGACACAGGTTGTTGTATAAAGTCAGCTACACTATTACCGTTAAGTACATTTATACTGTTTTCACTAAATATAATTAATTGCTCACGGAAAACTATTAAACCTGTAATTGTGTCTCCTATATTGAGTATACCACCCCCATTAGCAATTGTCAAGTCGTTATCTTTATAAGGTGCAGAAAAGACTAGATTTTTTCCGTTTCCAAACATTATGTGGTTTTTAAAATTTACTACAAAACTTGCACCTAATACATCTACTGGTAAAGAACTTAATTGTTCAAAGGTAGTTCCATCAAATCTGTAAGGCTTACCTGCTCCATCAACAAGCATAAGTTTTTCTGTGCCATCAAAATCATACTTTACAAATCTTACTTTACTTGAACCACCAACTGTAACACCTGCACTATTGTAAGTTGCATTGTCACTTATCTGTGTCCATCCTGACCCACTAGACCTAAATAGGTCATTTCCTCGTACAGCATATACAGCGTCACCATACCTATGAAGACCTCTAATAAGACCTGTATTTGGAATAGTAGACGTATCAATATCCTTCTACTTTTCTGTATCCGCCGAATATAGAAGGCTCAAAGTTACGCAGTATACGTGCTGAACCAGGTGCTTGAAATCCTTGCTGATAAGGAGAAAGATTTGTTATCAAGCCACCTTTAAATTCAAATGAATGGGTTTGCCATGCGTCTGCCATTAGATAACAGACCTAGAAAATCCCATCCTACCACCACCTGTATTCTGTGGTATCATTGTAGAACGCAAATAATATGTTCTGTTGATTAATACAATACGCATATTCTTTATACCTTCATCAAACTTTTGTTTGGCTACCATTGCGTCTTGTGAATTACCACGGAATAAATAAGCATAGTGCATTGCACCATCAACAATAATATGTTTAAATCTTTCAGGAACAGCAGGAACATCATCGTGCAGAATTAAATCTACAGGAACACGATAGTATTCATACACAAGTGTATATGCCTTATCGGGTTCAGGAGTAAGTATATATTCTAAAGCAGGTCCATGTGCCACCATTTGTGGTACGCCACTTCTACCATTAGTATTATATTCTTGGTCTACATATTTATCTAAATATTCTTCGTAGGCTATGATGCCTAGTTTTGTTGTTGCATTACCTAGTGTTGCGTTTTCTTTTATTCTAAAGCTATCAAAGTCAACTAGCTTTGCATCTTGAGGAAATGAGTATCTTGTTACATTAGCAGATAGTGTATCTTCTTGTTCTACATGATTAAAGGGCCAATTAAATTCATGTTGATTAATATCACGAAGAGATGCATTGATTGCGTCTTTTACTTGAGCATAAAAACCTGTAGCAGTAGCAAAGTTACTTGATGTTAGCTCTGTTTCATTTAATCTGCGATTTACTTGATTAACAAGTTCTAAATAATTATAAGCCATTAATTTTCCCTTATTCGCATCTTAACAGTTCTTTCTGCTTGACTTCCTGTACTGTCAACTATGTTGCATGTAAAAATATATTCACGATTAAGTACCCCACCACCTAAATTAATAGTGGCTACTGTATCTGTATTAGTTTGAGCTATATTTTGTATACTGTCAGTTACAGCATTAGATGACGCAGTTGTTAGTGTTTGTCCTGCAGCTAACGTTGTCTTACCTATTTCAGGTGTTTGAACTGACCATGTAACAGATGATATCGTAGCAGAATCTAAAAACCTAGACCAATCAATACTATAATCTAAACTTTCATCTGGGTCTTTTGTTGTCCAACGAAATGACATTAAGTTCTCCTATGCAGCAACTCTTCGTTCAGCCACTGTATCTTGTCTTGGTATGTACACAACTCTTTTTCTGTCATAGTCATCCGCAACAAAGTTAAAAATTATTCCTGTTATTGTAGGAGTACCAACTGAAAATGTTCCAACCACACCTGTAAGACCTGCAGTAGTATGAAGTGTTAATGAGCCTATAGCACCCGTTGCAAATACACCTGTTGCTATTCGTTCTAGTGGTTGGTCTTCTACTTCACCAACTTGACCTACACCTTCAACACCTATTAGTGTTACAGTATTACTGTGCTCTAAAGAACCTATGCCACCTGTTGCAGATACACTTGATACTTTTTCAGCAATATTAACCTGAACAGAACCTACTGCTGTAGTTCCTATAACGCCTGTAGCAATTGGCTCATCTACATTAGGACTTAACGTACCTATAGAACCTGTCATAGGCGAACCTGTCACAGGAACACGGTTAATAGACCTAATACTAAGTCCTGCTGCGTTTACAGTAAATGTTCCTACAACGCCTGTAAGTTTTTCTGTTACATGGTTGGTTACAGTGTTGACAGCACCTGTAGCACTTATCCCCGTCAGATAAACATCTATATTTGGAGATACTGTGCCTACACTAGTTGTACCAACCACACTTGAAAGTGTTACAGTATTACTATGCTCTAATGTACCTATAGAACCTGTAATAGCAGGTGTAACATTAAGTGGTTCTGTGATGTCTACTTCAAAAGCATTTATATGTATAGTACGAGTAAGAGCAGTTGCACTTACACCTGTTATAGCAACGTCAGCAGAGACAACACCATAACTTGCAGTGCCATAGTTACCTACACCATAAATACCATCATCAGTACCGTAGAACGACATGTTCTACTCCTTTAAGCTATACGAACAATAGCGTTTGATGCGTTAGCAGTTGGGAACTCTATAGTTAAATCACCTGCAGTAGCAGATACCGTACCACCAAAGTCGATGACAGCGATAGCAGAGTTACTATTTGCAGTGTTATATATAATACAACCATCAGCAGATACAGTTACGTTTGCAAATACTTCGTCAGTAAAGTCTACAGTAGCAGTTGTACCATCTGTTGCAATAGTTGCACCATCTAGTGCTTGACCACCTGCAGTATAATTTGTACCGCTTGCTTCATCAGAGTTACCTGTTACGTCAGAATAGTTAGTTGTAGCAGCACCATATGTACCTGTTGGGGATGCTTTAATAAGTGCTAGTTTAAGTGAATCAGTATCAAGGTCGTGTAAGCCACCTAGTAACTCGGACTTAAAACTTGTGCACATTGCAGTCGTGATAGCCATTTATAATCTCCTATAATATCACATGTTGTAAAGGGCAACCCTAAAGCTGCCCTTCACTTACATTAAGTTAAGCTAAAGTGTCTCTATCTACTTCGTCAGCAGACATATCACCTTGGTCACCTATATCCATCATCATTGCGTATACACGGATTTTACCTGCACTGAATGATGCACCACTACCTGCTAATAACACATCAATAGTGTCAGCAGAAGTAGAAGCAGTCAAACCTGTGATTGCAATTTGAGGAGCATAAGCACCATCGGCAGCACCATCAATATCAAAAGTTG